ACTTTTTGAAAATCGTCTAGAAGCTAGTAAAATGGTTTTGTAAATATCCACAAGTGAATAAGTTATTGAAATTAAAAATAAATAACTTTGTAAAAAATTAAAATAATACTTTTTTTAAAAAACAAAAAAAATTATGGTGAACGATAAATTAAAAGATTTTAGAAATTTTTTATACCTAACTTGGAAACATCTTAATCTTCCTGAACCAACTAAAATTCAGTACGACATTGCAAATTATATTGCTACTGGTTCTCAACGAACTATTGTCAGTGCTTTTAGAGGAGTAGGTAAGAGCTGGATTACTTCTGCTTTTGTATTGTGGAAGTTATTATTAAATCCACACCTAAACATATTAGTTGTCTCTGCATCTAAAAATAGAGCAGATGACTTTAGTACTTTTTGTCTGCGTTTATTGTCAGAAATGCCAATACTTATGCACCTTTATCCAAAGGATAATCAAAGACAAAGTAAGATAAGTTTTGATGTAGCACCAGCAGGAGCTTCTCATCAACCTTCTGTTAAGAGTTTAGGAATTACAAGTCAGCTTACAGGTTCAAGAGCAGATATTATTGTAGCAGACGATATTGAAACTTCAGGAAATACTCAAACTCAATTTATGAGAGATAAACTTTCTGAAAGCATAAAAGAGTTTGAAGCTATAATTAAACCTGAAGATACTTCTAGAATTATATTTTTAGGAACACCACAGAATGAATTTAGTATTTATAATAAACTTCAAGAGAGAGGTTATAAAATAAGATACTGGTGTGCTAGATACCCAAATGAAACACAATTTAAATCTTATGGTTCTAATCTAGCTCCAATTATTTCTAATACTTGGAGTTCTGAAATAGTAGGAAAAGCAACTGACCCATCAAGATTTGATGAACAAGATTTATTAGAAAGAGAAGCAAGTTATGGAAGACTTGGTTTTAATTTACAATTTCAATTAGACACAACTCTTTCTGACTTAAATAAATATCCATTGAAGTTATCAGACTTTGCAGTGATGACTTTAAACCAAGAGAAAGCTCCACAGAAAGTTATTTGGGCTTCTTCTCCTGAATTAAAATATAATGATATTCCTTGTGTAGGTTTGCAAGGAGATGGTTTTTATAGGCCGATGCAAGTTCAAGGTGATTGGATTGATTACACAGGTTGTGTGATGAGCATTGACCCATCAGGTAAAGGTAAAGATGAAACTGCTTATGCAGTTACTAAATTTCTAAATGGTAATATTTATTTAATAGATGTTGGTGGATATAATGCAGGTTACACTGAATATGTTTTAGATAAACTAACTCAAGTAGCAAAGAAGAATAAAGTTAATAAAATATTAATTGAAGATAACTTTGGTCAAGGAATGTTTGAAGCATTGCTTAAACCTTATTTAACTAAAGACTATCCTTGTTCTACAGAATTAATTAGACAAACTACAAACAAGCACAGAAGAATTTTAGATACATTAGAACCTCTAATGTCTCAACATAGGATAATTGTAGATGTTAATGTTATTAGAAAAGATTATGAGACTACAAATGATTTGTATTCTCCTGAACAAGCATTGAAGTACCAATTATTTTACCAGATTAGTAGATTACAAGTTGGAGTGAACAATTTAACAGTAGATGATAGAATAGATGCCTTGCAGATGTCTTGTCATTACTGGTTACAACAATTAGCAAAAGACCAAGATTTAGCTTACAGTCAAAAGAAAGAGGAAGACTTTAGAATACAATTAGACAAGTATTGGGGAGATAATTCTCACAATAGTAGTTGGATTAAATATTAGCTGTAAAATATAGGTTAAACAGGGGTACAAAGGTATGTCCTGAAGGCAACTTGATAGCTCTACGTGCTTTAAATTAAGACTTTTTAGCTATGGTTATCCTAAAGTGCAACCTATCAATTAAAAACACACACCTCAATAGACAGTAAAAGACACTTCCATACCTACTCTAGGAGTACGTAATTACGTTTAAACAGTGTTCTATAAGAAGTTTGATTATGGTTTTTTTATTTTTAGAAACTAAAATCGTACTATAGTTTAACTATAGTTCTAACTATAGTTCTAACTATAGTTAATAATAATAATAATACAACTTAAGTAGAACTTAAGTACAACTATAGTTCTAACTACACTATATACTAACAGGAAGTCATTGGCAGACCATTGGGAAGCCCTTAGGAAGCTGTTGGGAAGTTATTGGAACTTAAACTAACATAAAGTCAAAAATGAACGAACAAGTCATCTACCTTAAAGCATTAGTTAATAAACAACCAAAGTTTAATACTGATGAGTTTAAGATTAAAGTTAAATCATTATCAAAAGATATTTATAATGATGTAGTTCCTAAATCTTACGAGCAAGACTGTTCAGAAGGTAGGCAGTTTATACTTAAGAACCTTAATGAGTTCCTAGAGTATGCAGTGGATTATTCATTAGCTGATAAGTTTAATGACCTATTGTTTTATCCTGAAAAATAATTTAGCAAAAAAATCTGACAACCTCACGCATAGGTGGGAATTTATTTTTATCCCCTCTGCCGTCTAAAATATAAGGGGGTATACTCTACCTGTATTGCACACTTGTTTGCAGTAAAACTATAAATTAATAAGCATTGCCAACGGATAGCGGTAGTCTTCTTGAATAGTGCTAGTCATTTTACTTGTATTTCTTTCTGTAAAAATTTTATTCAATTAAAAATTGAAATTTTTTTTATTTAGTTATATGTGTTTCATTATCTGTTTTGATTGGTTGCACCTTTAGATAATAGGATTGATATGAACAAGAAGACTAAACAAAGTATAGAACCAGACTTTAAAATAACTATACCAACTGGCAATAAAGAAGCCATTGTTACAGGTGTATATAAAGTAAAGCAGGGCTTGTTAGATATAAACACTGGGTCTGCGGTGACTGCATTACAAACTAATTTTCAAGTAGAAAAACAGATTGTTGAAGGTTTAAAAAAAGAGTTTGATGCAATAAAGTTTAATCCTTTTTCTTTCCAAAGTTTAGGTAGAGACAGAAGGTTATACGTACACAAGACTGAAAGTTTATTAGGTGGCAAACCTACAGGCAAAGGTTCATTCCGTTTAAAGAGTAACAGAGAGACTGCTGATTATGTTAATGCACAAATCAAGAAGTTAATTAAAGCAGAGAACATACAAAGACCAGCACAGCTTATTGAGAAGTTTAAAACAAGCAAGTTAGTTAGGGCAGAGTTTAGTTCACAACAGACTTTTGTTGAGACAGGAATGGTTTTAAAAAGAATAGGTTTAGCACCACAAGATATATTAACTTTAGTATGTGAAAGAATATTACAACGTAAAGATTTAAGACAAAGATATTTAAGTAAGAACACACCATCATTAGAAGGATTTCTTTCACCATCAAAGAATGAAGGCCAAGCAGGTTATGAATTAATTGCACAATGGTATGCAATAACAATACAGAACAGAGAAAATGCAAAGGTTCATTGGAGAACAAGGAAGCCCAATGTAAGCAAACAAAGTTTTTATAAGAGTAAAGTTTTTAATGATTGGTGTATTAAATTTAATGTACCAAAGCCAAGTACCTACAGTAACTTTGTAAAGTTTTTGAATACATTAATTTCAGATTATAAAAAATTTTGTAGGTCAAATAAAATACAAGTTCTACCATACATATAAGTCGTACTCTAAAGGTGTAGATAATAACTTTATATATAACTATAATTTTCACCATTAATTAAATTAACCTAAGTAATCTTAAGTATTTTTTTAGATTAATTATGTTGTGTAATCCAATGGTGTAAATTCTAATCATATATATAACTATAAATTATAATCTTCACCATATTGTATGCAAACATATTAGTCATTAGATTATCCGCAGGACAAACAAACAGGATAAACACTATGACTGATATAACAAAATACAAAAGTATTGCGATACCTCTAGATACTTACGAACAAATAACAGAGGTAGCACAAAAAGGTTTTGATGTGCCAATGAGCAGGTCAAAAGCAGTTCAACATATATTTAATATTTGGACTGGAAAAATAACACCTCAACCGAAGCTAATAGATGAAGTTGTTGATAGTGATAATCACTTGAACAGCTATCGTTATTATGCGGAAAACAGAAGGTAACAATGCAAGTAAAGCTAATAAGCAAACTGGAAAACTTAACTTACCCAAAAGTTGATACGACTTATTTTAAAAATAAAGTTGGTAGACCAAGTAAAAAGTTCAAGTTAGCCAATGAACAACAAAATCATTTTGGCCAAGAAGTAGTTATCGTTGAAACTGCTGAAGACCATTTTGAATAACTAACTAGAGGACTGTGGCATAGCCACAAAACGCAGATGGATATAAACTTACAAAATAAATTAGATGAAAACTTCAATCTATTTTTTCCGAAACATACAGATACAACTCAAGCTAGAGCTATATCTGTTAAAAACGCAGATAAATCACTAGTGAATAGCTATAAACAAAACACTTGTGCATTGGTGGCAAATCATTATATAGGTAAGGAGTAGCTATGAAAACTACAAATACAACAAGGACTATAATGGTACTAGCAAACCTGATTATGAAGGGAGTTAGGTATTATAATAATGTTAGATACAAAAATAATTTTGATTATTTTGTAAGAGACATTAGAAAAGAATACCCAACACAATTTGCCTACGATGTAATGGTAGGCAGTGAACCTTTTTATCAGAAAACTTTAGTTGATAATGACATAAGCGATACTTATGCAGTTATTAAATTTGGTGATTGCTATATTGAATATAGTTATCAAAAATTAAATTGGGGTGAACAGCTCGATGATGTTTTTGATGATATGAAAAAGAATTTTATTGGTGAACTAATTACTTTCACTCAAAATTCTCATTCAAATATTAGTCCTTCCGTATATTTAAAAAAAATAAATAATGGAAAGGAACAAGGAGATGTTACTTAATAAATGT